ATGAAATTTAAAAAATGTCTTCTGCCTGTGGCAATGTTAGCGTCATTCACTCTGGCAGGATGCCAGTCAAATGCTGACGATCATGCTGCCGATGTTTATCAAACCGATCAACTGAATACCAAACAAGAAACTAAAACCGTTAATATTATTTCCATTCTTCCCGCAAAAGTTGCCGTAGACAACTCCCAAAATAAACGGAACGCACAAGCCTTCGGCGCGCTTATTGGCGCAGTCGCTGGCGGTGTTATCGGCCACAACGTCGGGTCTGGCAGCAATTCCGGAACGACGGCAGGTGCAGTTGGCGGCGGAGCTGTAGGCGCGGCAGCGGGTTCTATGGTGAATGATAAAACCTTAGTGGAAGGTGTTTTCTTTAACCTATAAGGAAGGCACCAAAGTGTATACCTCTACCCAGGTGGGTAAAGAGTGCCAGTTTACGACAGGTTTAGCCGTTGTTATTACCACGACGTATAACGAAACGCGTATTCAGCCAAATACCAAATGTCCTGAAAAGAGCTAATAATCAGGAGGAGTCATGAAGAAAGTTTTTCTTTGCGCCATCTTAGCCTCCTTAAGCTATCCGGCTATCGCCTCATCATTGCAGGATCAACTCTCTGCTGTCGCAGAAGCGGAACAGCAAGGTAAAAATGAAGAGCAAAGGCAGCATGACGAATGGGTCGCGGAGCGCAACAGGGAAATCCAGCAAGAGAAGCAACGTCGCGCAAATGCCCAGGCCGCCGCTAACAAAAGAGCGGCAACGGCAGCGGCAAATAAGAAAGCTCGTCAGGATAAACTGGACGCCGAAGCCTCTGCGGACAAAAAACGCGATCAAAGTTATGAAGATGAGCTACGCAGCTTAGAGATTCAGAAACAAAAACTGGCGCTGGCGAAAGAAGAAGCCCGCGTTAAGCGAGAAAACGAATTTATCGATCAGGAACTGAAGCACAAAGCTGCGCAAACCGATGTGGTGCAATCTGAAGCTGACGCCAACAGAAATATGACTGAAGGCGGTCGCGATCTGATGAAAAGCGTGGGCAAAGCAGAAGAGAACAAATCGGACAGCTGGTTTAATTAATCGATGTTAGTAACTTCAATCCTATAATTCTTGAAGATAAAAAACCCTCTGTAGTAACAGAGGGTTTTGTTCATTCATAGTGCAGGGTCAAATCATTCCCACTCAATTATTTACGACAAGCATAACCAATTGAGTGACAACATTTTTCCAAAACTTAATTATTACCGTACCGTTTTATATACCGTCACCGAAAATCAGTACCATGAAAAATGCCATGCTATCTGGTCAAAGTGTCGTACTGTTTTTCGCAGACTCTTCCGGCTTCGGCTGCCCGGTCAGCATACTCTGCCAGTTGTCTGTTTCTCTCGAGAGATTTGCTGAACACGTCGGCAAGCAAAACTCCGGTGTCTGCGGCTGACGACCCAGCGCCGACAATGGCGTTATACTGCCTGAGCTGCTCACGGATGGCAACGAGCTGTTGCTGCAACCGGCCAGCGCGAGCGGCAGCATCAAGAGCATCATTGCGCGCCTGGTCGATCCTCTGCTGAGCTTCACGTTCATTGGTCGCTTTCTCCTGTTCGTAGTGCTGACGAACTATCTCATCTTCAGCTTTGCGGTCTTCCTTCGCCTGCGCATACCCGGCGTCGTACTGACGACTGCCGTGTGCATTCCAGGCTACAACTCCTGATATGACCAGAACAGCAAGCATCGCCATGATAACCAACTGTTTCCAGTATGCTTTTGCGAATGCCAAGATCATACCGCCAGCACCTTACTGGCAGTGATGTACCGCGCGCGCCGGTCGTCGATGCCGTTCCGGCCACCATTGATAATCAGAGTTACACGTGCAATATCGCCGGTATACTTCATGCATCCTTTGCTGGCGAAGAACCACGCCGCGCTACGAGCCGCATATTCGTCCTGCGCCAGCAGTTCAGGGCTCTCCAGCAGGTCAACCTTCAGACCGTTTCCGCAATCACGATAGTTATTCAAACCGGTAATCTGGATAAGTCCGCGCCCTCGGTAATTCCAGCCATCACCAGGGGCATTGTTCCCCATGCGTTTGCTGTATACCAGATTTGCGATCGCGCGCTGGCGCTCAAGTGGCAATGGTGGTTCACCAGCACGGCGCCCCAGTGAATTAGCCTGTCCCTGGGTGAGGCGTCCAGTCCTGACAAAGCTCGCCAGTCCGGTAACGCTGTAGTTGAAATTCTCCTGCAACCTGGTGAAGCCACCAGACTCATGCCCGACTTGAGCAATAAACATTGCCTGATCTTCGGGCTTGCTGATACCAAACTCTTTCATCGCAGAAGTGATATGCGAGAACCAGCGTGCGGCCAGCGCCTCGCTGATACTAGCAGCTCGCTGGAATTGTTTAATCTCCATGTTTAGACCTCGATACTTTGAAAATTTGAACGACGTTACCGCGCGTTTTAATAACCGCAGCAAGCATGACAGCGTTGATAATGACCTCAGATAAATCAGCTACCATTGGCGTACGAAACCAGATTGCATAGGCGACGCGAACAGGAATACTTGCCGCAGCAACAATCAGGAAATAAGCAAGCCACCCACCCCATCTTCGGTGTTGGGAGCCGTTACGCCGGAATGTAACAACGCGAACTGCAATGCCAGTACAAATAACTGCATTGGTGATAAGCAAAAAAAGCTCATGAGTTACCATCGTCTTTTCTCCCCGGAATTAAGTCGCGTGGATTATCGGAGCGGTGATAGAGCCATATTCCAATACGCACTGCTACAATCGCTGACACGAATGCGCCAGCAGAGAAGACAACCCCTTTCTCGAAAGAATCCTGCGTAATGGTGGGGATTAGACTGGCTATGCCTATAAGAATTGATGCTGTTGGTTTGTAAAAGAGAAGACCACAAAGAAAGCTGAGTATCGACAAGAGTACACGACGACGAACAGGATACTCTACAGCAGAGGTAACAAAAATTACCGAACCAGAGAGTGAACCCAATGCAACTTCAGGTGGAACACCAGCAAGTACCGATACAAGCGAACACGCACTAAGATATTGATTTAAAGAAAAACTTGTAAATTGCAATGACATAAAAGTCACCATTTTTATCAATCAAACACAAATTCAATTCATGAATTCACCGCCTCAATTAAACCATATTTGGTTTGCTCTTGCCTAGTGTCATTATTATTTATATAGTGACATACCAACTTTCAAATTATAATTTATATATTTTAGGACCAAACCCAATACATTTTAAAAGGTGTAACAATGGAATCTAATGCACTAAAAAAAGCACGACTATTTATAAATGACATAAAATATTGTGTTGAAAACTTTAATATCGATTCAACTTTATATACCGCTTTCAAGCCAAGTGATATTGGTGTTAAAGGAGATGAAAGCAATACAATATATGTTGCTGACGGTAAGCTTCCGGAAAAACTGATAATTGCTTTTGGAGAAAAGGCAAAAGACAGTAAAATATTTATTGGAAAAAATGTAAAATGCAGGGGATCGAGAATTGTAATAACTCACGGTGAAAGCCTTTGTTACATCGGAAATAACTCACAACTAAATAATGTAACTATGCATATATGGTGCAAATGGGATTTTGTAGTGGTTGGAGAAGGTGTATCAGTTACCTCAACAAGTAATTGGACTACTGGAATAAACCCTGGCAATCCTTGTAACGGCATTATTATTGGTGATCACTGCCTTATGAGCCAAGAAATATCTATTAGACCTGCAGATGGACACCAAATTATCGAACTCACCACGCGAAAAGTAGTCAACGCTGCAACATCACCTATTATAATCGAACCATATTGCTGGATCGGACAGCGCACAGCAATACTAAAAAATGTAAGAATTGGTGCATGCTCCATCGTTTCACTTGGTGCTGTAGTTACAAAATCATGTAAAAAATTCAGCGCGCTAAGTGGCGTACCAGCAAAAGCAAGATGCATTGAAGGAAAAATGTGGCTAAGAAACAATGGGGAAGAAGCCAAGAGAATAATGCTTATGTATGAAAAAAGATTTGCAGGCACAGCAGCACAGCAGCACAGCAGCACAGCAGCACAGCAGCACAGCAGCACAGCAGCACAGCAGCACAGCAGCACAGCAGCACAGCAGCACAGCAGCACAGCAGCACAGCAGCACAGCAGCACAGCAGCACTGTGATAAGCACAGCAGCACAGCAGCACAGCAGCACAGCAGCACAGCAGCACAGCAGCACAGCAGCACAGCAGCACAGCAGCACAGCAGCACAGCAGCACAGCAGCACAGCAGCACAGTGATATAATTATAATAATGGCCGTAATGCGCGGCCATTACATATTATTCATTATAGCATTAACTTATTAGATCCGCTATTTTCTTTTCTTGATATGCCATCCTTATTATTTCAAATTCATCCATACGCATCATGTAAATAGATCTTGTCAATACCAAATTTCCATGTTTATCTTCTTTAATTTCATCTGCACCTTCTATTAATTTAATAATCCCAAATTCATTAACTGGAATTGGACAAGACTCAATATCAATAGGATAAAAATCACCAGATTCGTTTTCTCTTACCAAAACACTGGTTTCTTCATACGTAATAAGACCATACTTCTTCCAATCAAGACCAGCTTTTGTAATTGCATCCTTAACTTGCTGCGCTACAACTCCAAAATGATATCTGGCATGTTCACTTCCTTTTCGTAATATTTCATCCTTCATCTTCCACATTTGAAATTTTACACTACCCACGGCTTCAATAAGTTCAGTCGGTATATCCGAGAATTCATCTTTGTAATTAACATCTGAAACAACAGTGACAGCATTCTTGCTATATATGTTATTCCAGTATGCTGTCGTTGTACCATTATTAACTGTTCCTATCTGCCCTGTGGGAGCAAAATAAGGATTATCATTAACTGGATTAGCTATCTCGACAAGAACTTGAGTACCGCCAAAGCTCCCGCCAGGGAACATACGAAACCTGTTTGGTAAGCGATAGTCATTAGAACCATAAGCATTCCAGCCAGCCCCATTTTCTACAGTACCACGACACCTAAATTCAACAACTTCTTGTATCTGCGGTGTTACATCATATCCACCACGTATAGACCAGTACTTATTATTGTCAGATTCTCTGCGGGAATCATGAACACGAAAAGCACCATTACTAGCATACTGAATGGCTTTTTTATATTCTGAAGTATTTTCTGAATACCCCCCCAATATCCAGTTCTCTCCTAATTTAAAGGAAACATCAAAAGCAGAACTTATAGAAGAAAGTGGTGAGTTATTAACACGAGTTGTCAAGGCGGAATTCAATGGTAGTTCATTAGCAACCCCACGCGATTGTGAAATAAGAAATATCTGTTTTCCTCGTTTCGAATACACTCCATCGCTGTACTTTTTATCATTCGAGTATTCCCCACCACTAACTTTATTTGTTATCGCCCACATTCTAAATCCATCGGGATCATCCGGAGCAATACCAGAAGCAGTAGAAAAAGCGGAATAATTCTTTCCTTTGTAAGTTATAATAGATGCTCCAGAATCCCAATTATCCATAGTTAGAATAATAAGGTCTCCTTCATACATATCTATACCTTCAGGTTCAAATGAATGGGGGGTCCCATACTTTGGATTATCCATAAGATTTTTGTATCCATAAAGAGAACGAGCCCCCTCAAATGAAAATTCAGCAAGAATATTACCAGAATAATCAAACTTCTGAATAATATGCAACATGAACGGATGTGTATATCCCCTTAATATATAGATGTACTTACCATCACTGGCAACATCTTGAATAACATGAGTATCAGTTCCGCGCTGCGGATGTGGAATCCTGAAATAATACAATGGTCTTGCGTCCAAACTATTGTCAAGGGATTCTACGTGTATCCTGCTGTAAACAAATACATACCAGGCATCATCATCTGCTGTGCTATCAGTTGCAACAAGAACAACATACCTTCCATCTGAAGATACACACGGGGTTGCTGAATTATAATTCTGATAAGGATGACCAGAACCAGAATATCCAAAAAGCTGATAAGTAATCACATCAGATTCAGATGTGCTGCTCCCTTTCCAAATTAATTTTGAATAACCTTTTCCTCCATCATTTCCTCGATATGTAGGCTGGGTAACCATTTGGGTATAAATAAAAAGGTCATCATCAATAACTATCGTAGATATTCCCTGATGGTTATTTAATATTGGTGCAGTGTAAGTAGTATTTTGCACTACTGAACCATCATCAGAAAACGAGTATTCAACCAGCCTGCGCTTCTCTAAAGCAGCTGCTGTTCCTGTACCAACCCCTGGACCATTCGCCGTAAATCGTACACCAATATTATTTTCAGCAGCCCCTATAGTTGTAAAATCAGTTGAACCTATACTTACTATTTCATATTCAATTCCGGTTATGAAGTCACCAGCTGATGTTACTTTAGAGTTGAAGTTTCCACTACCTTCAGCACTGCCAACAACCGTTTGTAAAATAAATAATTTTTTACCATTATAATTCGCATAAGCACACCCTTGACTTGTAGCCTCACCATTTGGAAAAACTTGGGACTCACCAAAACCCATAAATGCTTCCATTAAATGGCGTTGCACCAATGTATTACTGATATTATTACGAAGAGAAAGTAGATGACCAGTTTTGGAAAGAATCATCCCTTCCCCTGTCATTTTGCTTACATCTACTTTCAACGTATCAACAAGATATACTCCAGGTGGAACATAAGCATTTTCAGGAGCCAGAATAAAAGAATTCGTATCATCAGTTATACCATCTCCAACAGCAGCATAATCTTTCACACTTACTGTATCACGCATCTTATCCTGGAACGTTCTGTATACAGCTCCAGCACCATACTGGATAAACCATCCGAAACCACCGACAACACCAGCAATTGCAGCATCCACATACTTACGCATTGAACGATTATTTACAGCGTCCTGCTCAAGTGATGGATCTGCAAGGTTAGAAATTTTGTTTTGCTTTGCATCGTAATATTTTGCAAGCAGCGAGGGCTTCATCAATGCACGTCTGAACCACCCAAAACATCGCTGGATCAGCATCGTCAGGTAGTCGAATGCATCCTCATGAACTTCGGGGAAAAATTTTCCCTGATTGCGAAGATCAGTCTCCTGCACCACATCAAGCACACGCTCTATCGTAATTCGCCAGCCAGCAGCAAGCGGCGACGGAAGAACCACTTCACCGCCACTATAAGTGCCCGCTCCAGTTACCTTATAACCGGTATCAAGCACCAATTCTGTTACGTTCCCGTTCAGATCAGACACCTGAACAACCAGGTCGGATTTTTTGAAAATACGGAAGGTATACGGAAATGATGTCGTAACTCCGTTACCGGTGTATTCGTTGTGGTCAACTTCGGTTGAGACCGTCATGTTAAATCTCCAGATAGTCGCAGCACCCGTTGCGCCGCATATCTGGTCATTCTATTACCTAAAAAACCACATATGGATATCACATACGACCCAGTACATAACCGGATGCCGCCACGGGAATCTTTCGGGACCACCAGGATATAAACTTTTTTCCTTGCTGTACCGGTGAAACTCCGCCATCACATCGTCAATGGTGACGCCAAGAACCATCTTGCTGTCTTTGCACCACTTGATGAATTGCCCAGGCGACGGCCAGAACGGAGATTCACTGGCGCGGGCGTGGCGCATACCAGCAGAAACTTGTTCACGGGTTCGGATCCCCCCTTCGGCAAACGCAGCAATCCACTGCTGTTTTGCAGCAACTTCCTGCTCTGGCGTCTTCAGGTTGGTTACCACTGCCGCCGGAAACAGTTGTTTCAGCTGTTTGAAAAGGGTATCAACAAGCCTCTCTGCTGACATGTTCACCACGTTGTCATTGTTGGTGTACTGATGCTCATAACCTGACATGCGAGAAAGGGCTTCTCCGTCACGGTTTTGTATCGCGGTAAAAACGTTGTTCACAAGAAATCCTCCCATGCTTCAGGGCTGTTCCAGTGCGGAACGTTGTTATCAGGTAATGTTGATTGCTTCTGTCTGCTAATCTGCAGCCGCCTTGCCAGCTTCTGCTCCCACTGTGCCTGATGGTATGCCTTACCCTCAGCCATCCAGTAAATTCTGAACTCTGCAAGTTCCTGTGCCGTTGGCAGACTGTCCAGGTAGATCCCCTGCAATGAGCTTTTCCGAAGAAAGTCATCTGATGGCCGCCATTGTTCATGCATGACAAATTTGCCTAATTGCCCTGGCCCACCAGGAGGAACAAAGTTATTCATCACGGCGTTGTTTGCGCCGGGGTCATGATGCACAGAATCCCCGTTTTTTGTCCTGCTCTCCCTCTCTTGGTTAAATGACTGGTTATATGACTGGTTCTGGATCCCGTTTTTGGGATCATTCAACATCCCGTTTTTGGGATCATTCAACATCCCGTTTTTGGGTATATTCCCGTTTTCGGTAACATTACCGTTTTCGGGTTCATTGCCCCCCTCCCGGTTGCCTTTAATGTTCCCGTTTTTGGTTATATTAAGAGAGAAAACCCGCACTCTTTTTGTCGCTCCCTTTCTCTCTCCGGTATCTGAAATAAGCCCCATTTTCATGAGCGATATAAGCCCGGCCTGCACGGTTTTTTTATTCAGGCAAGTGTCTTTAACGAGGCGTTCTATGCTGGGGTAGCAGAGGTTATATTCATCGGCTCTGTCAGCCATCGAGAGCAGTATGAGCTTTAATGATGAGCTACCTGGATCTGTCTCCCAGGCCCAATCTGTTGCATGTCTGCTCATGATTAATCTCCGCTATCAGCTTGAGTGTTGTGGGGAGGAATTAATCATGATCTGCTTAATCTCTGCCCTGATGCGACGGTTTGATTCCATGGTGCACTCAACACAGTGTCCGTTGTAAACCCAGCGTTCACTGTCATGTCCATGCTTACATGGTTTTCCGGTGTAGTAGCGTTTAAGTCCGCGCTTTGCGGCATCAATACGTGTAATGATTTCCATGGTAAGCCCTGTTATTAGTATTGGGATTACGGTCATTTTGTGCTGACACAAAAAAAAGATCAACCATATTTGGTTTTTTATTACCTTTGAGGTACGAATAGATATGAAAAGACCGCCGGGTGGCGGTCTACAGAGGGTTGTGGCTGGATATCATGAGTAGAAGAAGTATGCCAGTTCTGCTTTTGAGCGCAGCCATTGTCTTGTTTTACAGGCTTTAAAAAGCCCATTCATCAATACCTTACCTGGCATTTTGCGCTTACCTGTTAAGTGAGTCTGGATATAGTGACTCGTCGTTCCGGCTTCCTGTGCGAAGGCTTCACGCTCATCCGGAGTAAGTGCAAGCCAGTGCTTTTTGAAATCGAAATGTCCGTTATCGCTCATAGCTATTGCCTGATATTTATTTCAGATAATAAATATTCACCCATAAGGTAACAAAAATCAAGGATAGTTACCTATGGGGTGCATTTACCTGTTGGGTAATATTGCTTTAAATTGAATCATCTACTGATTCATATATGAGGCGATTTTCCAGAAAATGAAAAGTATCCAGGACGTCCGCAGGCAAAATCTCAACGACTTGATCGACCGTGAATTCAATGGTGTTCAGACGCGGATGGCTGAAAAACTTGGAACTCAGGCAAATCTGGTAAACCGCTGGGCTCTTGGCAAGAAGGTTATCGGCGACCAGGTTGCACGAAAAATTGAAGCTGCCGCCAATAAACCCCGTAACTGGCTTGATATTGATCGCTCGCTTTCTCAGGAGGGTTTTCAGCCTGTCGGCCCGAGTGATATAGGTCAGCTGGCGGCTCACAACCTGGAACGCTGGATGAGCGAAAGCCGCGACCTTTCAACGCAGGGAAAACTACACCGCGCATCCGGCGTCGCCCAGGTGACAATCAGCCGCCTGTTAAACAATGAGGTCAGCGTTTCCATTTCCACCCTGGAGAATGTTGCATCCGCATTCGGGCGTCACGGCTATGAATTACTGATTCACCCGCACGACCCTGCGACCATCAACTATGATCGCTCGCGCTACGCATTGTTACCCGAAACCGAGAAAGCAAAGATCGAAAGTTACATTGAATTTGTCATCAACCAGAACGAAAAAAACAAACAATAAAATCATATTTTTCAGTAAGTAAGCCGCCTTCTGGCGGCTTTTTTATTGCCTATTCGATTACCTAATGGGTAATTTTTTTAACTCATATCTATTGACACCAAACCAGATACGCATAATTATTACCTCAACGGTAACAGACCGAGGTAACAAGTTATGCAGTGGAAAATCATCAACGGTTGGTACTGCGTTACTGCATGCGGATTCATGAGCTGGAAGTTCCGCACCTTACAGGAAGGCATTAAGTGGGCTTTCGTCAGCAAAGAAGCTCGCGATGTGGCCAACGATAACGAGATATGGGAGGGCTGATAATGAACGTTAATCAGCAGAAAAATCTTCAAAAAATCATGCTGGCATTCGACAAGGACTACCGCCTGTCAGAACAGCTATATGACCGACAAGTTGAACTGATTGAGAGTATCCGGCTTCATCAACTGGCATCAACTTTCGACGTTGTAACAGTTAAAGGCGTTCGCCAGGAAGTACTGGAGGCCGCTAAAGACAGCCCTGAGTTCGAAGAACTAATGGATGCCTACCGGCGCGAGGCAATGGCAATTATCGCCCGCTGGGATCTGGCTGATCAGATTGATGGGCAGAGGGACGCGGCATGAATCCGGGAATTTATTTCGATATCAGCAACGAGGACTACCACGCCGGTGACGGCGTGAGTAAGTCGCAGCTAGATATGGTGGCTAAGAACCCTGCCCTTCTGAAATGGGTGAAGGCTGCTCCGGAAGACGAAGAGAAGAAGTCTGCACTGGACATGGGTACTGCTCTGCACTGTCTGCTTCTGGAACCTGGAGAGTTTGACAAACGCTTCATCGTTTCACCGAAATTCGATCGTCGGACAAAACAAGGTAAAGCTGACGAAGAGGCATTTATTCGTGATGTAGCGGATATGGGGATTTCGGTACTTGATGCAGAGCAGTGGCGAAAACTGGAGCTGATGCGTGATAGCGCAATGGCTCACCCGGCGGCACGCTGGATGTTGGAAGCACCTGGTTACTGCGAAGCATCAATGTACTGGAACGATGAAGATACGGGTGAGTTGTGCCGAATTCGTCCAGACAAATGGCTGAAAGAGCACAACGTGATCGTCGACGTGAAAAAGGTTGCAGATATGGACCGTTTTGCACGCCACATCGAGGAGTTCCGCTACCACGTGCAGGACGCAATGTACCGCGAAGGCGCAATGAGGGTTACTGGTCAGCCACATGGTTTTTTCTTTCTTGCCGTGAGCGAAAGCATTGATTGTGGTCGGTATCCGGTACGCGTGTTCGAGCTGGATGCGCCGGATGTCGATGCCGGGCACGCTCTGTTCCGCCGGGATCTGAATACCTATCACGAATGCCGCATCAACGATGAATGGGGCGGAGTGGAAATTATTAAACGCCCTGACTGGGCACGTAAACAGGATATGTACGTATGAGCAATGATATCGCAATCACATCACAACCAGGCGCAACTGTAGGCACTGCTGCGGCAATCTTCAGCCCCGAGGGCATGAATCAACTGGTGCGTTTCGCGGAGTTGATGTCACAAAGCAAAGCGACTGTACCGAAACATCTTGAAGGCAAACCTGCCGATTGCCTGGCGGTGACCATGCAGGCGGCACAGTGGGGAATGAACCCTTTCGCCGTGGCGCAGAAAACGCATGTGGTAAACGGAACGTTAGGCTACGAAGCACAGTTGGTAAACGCGGTCGTATCCTCTTCCAGCCTGCTGGCGACACGCCTGAATTATCGCTGGAGCGGTGACTGGTCGAATGTTAACGGCAAAACAGATAAATCACCGAATCTGACGGTAACTGTGTCAGCAGTTCTTAAAGGAGAAGCAGAACCACGTGAGCTTACCATCAGTATGGCGCAAGCAGGAGTGCGTAACTCTCCATTGTGGGAACAGGATCCGCGCCAGCAACTTGCCTATCTTTGCACGAAACGATGGGCTCGCCTGCACGCTCCTGATGTACTTCTCGGTGTTTACACCCCTGACGAATTACAGGAAACGGCACCGCGCGTTGAGCGAGACATTACTCCGCAAATGACTACGGCTGCGGGAATGAACAGTCTGATCAACGCTAAATCAGTGAAAAAGCCTGATGAGCAAACGCGTAAAGCGGATAGCCGTGAGCCAGAAGAAATGCTGATGGCCTTTACCAGCGCAGCGATGAATTACAGCACTGTCTCCGAACTGGATAAGGCTTACAAATACATTGCACAAAAACTTTCAGATGATGACGAACTGCTGGCAAAAGCCACCGACGTTTACAGCGTTCGTCGGGAAGAATTAAACGAAACATCTATGTAACCACCACCGCGGCGCCACGCGCGCCGCACTGCAACCAAGAGAGGTATTTATGAAAGGTGCATTAGGTAAGAAGGAACTCCTGGCGGTGGTGCCACTGTCATGGAGCACTATCGACCGTATGGAGCGCGCAGGGGAATTTCCTAAACGCTGGTATATCACCGATAAACGCTGCGCATGGAACCGTGATGAAGTTGAGCGTTGGCTTGATGAACGTCAGGCAGCAAGCCCGGCAGAGTTCCAGGGTAAAAAACCTCCTGTTCAGCAACGTGTATATCGTCCTGTGAGCAACGCGGCATGAGTGTGCTGCTAAGGCACTGGAGCAAATGGTCAGGATGGTACTTATTCCTGGCCTCTGTTTCAGCATGGCTTTATCTGCTGGCATTAATTTTCAGAGAGGGTTGGATTAAGTGAGAAAGTTAAGCCGACTTGAAAAATATCACATGAACAAGGTTTCAATGCGCAGCCCTTCAAAGGTTGTTGCCGTTACTCCTGCGGCGATAGAGATCGAAAAACGCGCGATTGAAAGAGAGAAAAAAGGGCAGTTCCGCATTGCCGCCCACCTTTGGCTTCAGTGTATGGATGTTGCTTCTGGTGATGTTGAACGTGCAAGGATCGCGGTTCGCAGGGACCAATGTATCACAAAAGGTAACGGCCTTCGCCGTGGCGACTATAGCGGCATAGGATGTTGTGGGGTGGTTTATGACTAAGAAATACACACTAATCTATGCAGATCCACCCTGGGCATACCGGGACAAAGCCACAGATGGTAATCGCGGTGCCGGTTTTAAATATCCGGTTATGAGTGTGCTGGATATCTGCCGCCTTCCTGTGTGGGATTTGGCCGGTGAAAACTGTCTGTTGGCCATGTGGTGGGTGCCAACACAACCACTCGAAGCACTAAAAGTTGTTGAAGCCTGGGGATTCCGTCTGATGACCATGAAGGGCTTCACGTGGATAAAATGTGGTAGTCGACAACCAGATAAACTGGTTATGGGGATGGGACACATGACTCGCGCCAACAGTGAAGATTGCCTGTTTGCGGTAAAGGGAAAACTACCTCCGCGCATTAATGCAGGTATCGTTCAGTCATTTACCGCACCGCGGCTTGAGCATTCAAGAAAACCAGATGTCGTTCGTGAAAAACTTGTGCAATTGTTAGGCGATGTTTCTCGCATTGAACTGTTCGCCAGACAGTCGTCTCATGGCTTCGATGTTTGGGGTAATCAGTGCGAAGACCCGGCAGTGCAACTACACCCAGGATACGCGTTGGATATTGCCGGATTAACAAATGCATTCAGCAATGCTCCGCTGTCACCAACAGACAACCAGGGGCGGGAGCGTGCAGCATGAACAGGGCATCACCAGCAGATTTAAGGAAATGCCTTGAAACTGCAAACATGCTTGCACACAGCGGGATCAGGTTTGTTCCAATTCCCGCTGTCACTGATGCTGAATTTGCAACACTGTCAGCAATATTCACAGATAAAATTGAATCACTGGCAGCAGAAGCCGAGATGGAAGAAAATCAGCAGAACTATTAAACGTTATTCCCCCGCCATCCACTTCTCAAACTTCGACGGGGAGAACGGAATCAGATCCGTATGCTCCCCGTTAATCCAAGAATCAATCATATCGGCCCACTGCTGCAACATGTAGGCGCGCTGTCTGGCGTATTCCGCTTTGTTATATACGGCGCGCACACCTTTCTGCTCATGTGCCAGAGCCTTTTCAATCCAGTCTGAAGGATAACCAGCCTCATGCAACAACGTACTGGCTGTACGGCGCATATCGTGTACGGTGAAGTCCTGAATATGCTCACCATCTTCATTTATTATTTTCACCGTTCTGTCGATCAGAGAGTTCAGCGCGGCATTAGATAATGGCTTCCGGAAATTGTAACGACCAGGAACCAGATATTCACTTCCACCAGCGCACATCTGCAACCCGACCAATATATCCTGAACCTGTTTAGGCAGGTAAATAACATGCGCCCGGCTTCCCTTCATGCGGTCTGAAGGAATTGTCCATGTCCATTTTTTAAAATCTATTTCATCCCACGTTGCATTGGTGAATTCGCCCTTACGAACCATAGTGATAAGCACCAGTTTTAAAGCCATTTTCATAGTGCCCATAGCACCAATGGCATCCAACGTGCGGAAGAACAGGCCAATTTCTTCTGGTGTCAGTGTTCGCTCTCGTGGTTTAAATATGGCGATAGACGAAGGTTTAATGTCAGCCGCAGGATTAAACAAACCATGACCACGGTCATTGGCGTGACGGTATACGCTGCTGATGATCTCCCTGGCCTGTACTGCTGTTGCCCGACCACCGCGTTCGACAATCCGGTCACACAAATCACGAACCATCGATGTGGTAATTTCAGCCATCATTTTGTTGCCAAGAACCGGAAGTATGTCACGGTCGATCACCGCCTGCTTCATTGCGCGGGTACTGTCAGCCAGGATGACGTGTTTCATATAACTGTCGGTATGTACCGCAAACGTCTCGGCACCACGAATTTTTTTGATACCGTCACGTTTAGCCGCAGCCGGCGACTGGCCTGCTTTAAGCAGCTTCTTTGCAGCAATCAGTTCTTCTCGCGCTTCTGCCAGGCTGATACCGTCACGCCCATACTGCCCGATTACCAGTGTTTCGCGGCGACCGTTGATACGGTAGTCATAGCGAAACGAGACCGTGCCTGACGTAAGCACAGCTACATACAGCCCGTCACGATCGGAGACCTTGTACAGTTTGTCCTGCGGCTTGAGGTTTTTTAATTTTGTATCGGTAAGCAC